GTTGTCGACGAATACAGGAAACTCTGATGAGCGTGCTGCCATCCGACATCGTCGTTTATGGCTCGGCCCACATGCCCGAGACCGACGGTGCCACGATAGGAGGCGCGGTCGACTTCAGTCGTCGTGTCGCGTTTTATGACATCACCCCGGCGGGCAGTGTCGATGTCATCTCGAGCTCATCGGGTGATACCGCGACGACGATCGCCTATTCCGGACGCGACTCGACCGGTGCCGTTCAAAGCCAGACGCTGACCTTGAACGGACAGAGCTGGGTGACCGGGTCACAATCGCTCGAGCGGTTGCTCTGCGCCGCATTGTCAGGGGCGAGTGCGAACGGACCATTGGACGACCCTGGTGGTACCCCTGCGGTTGGTGACGTGGCACTCGCTGCCCATAGCTGCGTGCTGCCCGCGAGTGGGGTGACAACCGACGCGACGGTCCGCACCGCGCAGGCTGGTTCAGCTAGTCACAGCGGTACGACGCCGGCATTGTTGACACTGCAATCGGGCGACGGAGCCCTGGTCTCCGCCGGCCAGATCATTTGGACCAAGAGCGGCACCGGTGCGAATCAGTTGCGGCAGATCGTCGCTACTGTGGGCTACGGCACAGATATTATCGCTGTCAACCGAGACTGGGGTACTGTACCGGACAACACGACGACGTATAAGATCCTACAGGGGTTGCTATTCGAGATCTTGCCGAACCCAGTGACGGCCGTGATTCGCACGTTCTCGACCAGTGCGGCGGATGTGCTGACCGGGTCACAGCGTACCTATTACGAAAAAGTTTTCGTTATAAACAACAACACCGCGACGGCACTGACCGGCGCGCAGATCGAGGTGGCGAACGAGACGCCAACCCCGCCTTCGGGTGCCCTTTTGGACTTGGCCCTGACGACGGAGCTGAACGACACCGGTTCGGTCGCCAACCGTCAGACCGCGCCTTCCTCGGGTGTCGGGGGCTTCATGAGGCAGCCGGCCCTCCTGAGCGTGCCGAGCCCGGGCAACCTGCCGCCCGGTCCCGCGCCGAATGCGGCCGGCGCGCAGGGTGTGTGGCTGCGGCTGACCTTGCCGGCCGGCACCATGGCCTACAAGGGCTAGGCCGATTTCCGGATCCAAGGGACGACGACCTGAAAATAAGGGCGACTATGTCATGAGCAATCCTCTCAGCGTCGCCTCATTGGCGACGTTCCCACTCGGCCGGGCCAGTCGACCGACAACCTGACTGCGCTGCCTGATGGTCAAGCGAAAGGGCTCGGGGCCCTCGGCACGACCTTGGTGCAATATTACGATGACATAGTGGCGCCAATCCTGATCAAGTCGGGGAACTCAGTCAACGGATCAGGCATTGCCTCGCTGTTTCTGGTCTGCAGCGAGGACGGCACCAGCTGGACGAATGGAATAAATCCGAACTCGACTTCGGACCAGTCTTCGCTAATAGGGAGCTTAGCGTCCCTGACGCCGGTGGTGAGGGTGGCAGCCAACGCCACCCTCTATTATTTTCCGGAATTTTCGGTTTATTCGCTGCTCGGCTTCATGCCGACCTATTGGTCGATCCTAGTTTACAATCAATCAGGCTCGGCATTCGATCTCACGGCGGCGAATTTCTACGCCAAGCACTCGCTGGTGAGTTATGCGTAGGATCCTCGCAGCAAGTATACTCGTCATCTTGGTCGCCCCGCTTGCTTCGGGTGTGGCGCATTCGCAGGACGTCTCGTTCAATCCCCGGTCCATGGGTCAACGGGACGACGCCGAACAATAACGTCGGCTGGCAGCTAATGGCCAACGTCTTCAAATACGGTGTTGCCGGCTCGAACTCGCAGTATGCACAGAGTACGGTGATACTCGGCGGCATCCATTTCGGGATCGGCTTGCCGGTATTTCCGACAGCGGTCGAGCCGGCCGCTCTTGTCATTGTCCTGAGGGGCTCGTCCTATACGACCGGGGCAGCCAACGACGTGGTTGCCACCTGGTTTGAAGTCAACGCGATGAATTGATTGGATCACAGACATATGTTCCAGATCACAGCCTTTCGGTGGCCGCCGCAGCCTAGCACTGTCGTTGGCTTTGGCATTCTCGCCGGCTCCGTCTGCTATTTCGTTACGGGAAACCCAGTCTGGGCGGGCCTCACCGCCGCGGCCGTCAAAATTCTCGTTCCGGACAATTCTGCGGCGGCGGATCAGGTGTTCGGAGCGATTAAGATACTGGCACAGACAGTAGGCCGGCCGCTCCCGACACTTTCACAGCCAGCGCCCGTCGCCGCCGGCAATCGGGGATCTGATGCGGCATCGCTTCTTCAGGAGCCGTCGAAAAAATGACCGGCGACCGGCCGCACTCGCACGGCTCACTGGCGGGATGTTGATCATGCGACTCTATGGCGCAATCCAGAAGGTCGAGCCTCAGGACGATGGAACCGTGCGAGTGCACGGGATCGCGTCGTCGGAAGTGGTGGACGACCAGGGTGAGATCGTTCGGGCTGACGCGATGCGCGCGGCGGTCCCAGAATACATGCGTTTTCCGGCACTGCGCGAGATGCATCAGCTCTCAGCCGCTGGAACAACGCTGGAAGCCGAGGTCGGCGACGATGGGGCGACGCGGATCGTCGCCCATGTCGTCGACCCGATCGCGATCACTAAAGTCAGAAACCAGATTTATCGCGGCTTTTCAATCGGCGGCCGAGTCACGCGGCGCGAGGCTGGCAATCCCAAAGTTATCACCGGCCTGGTTCTCAACGAAATCTCGCTGGTCGATCGTCCGGCGAACCCGGAAGCGATATTCGACTGCTGGAAAGCTTCCGCCGTTTCCGATGCGAGTCGTTCCCGACCCGAATCGCGTCTGCCGCCGACGTGTCGCCGGCGCCTACGCGAGAGCCGTTCAACCCCCCGATTCAAATCTGGGCTTGTGGGGTGGCGGACCATCATCATCGCGCCAAAGGCGAAGCCGTCAAATGTCTTGAAGGGCGGGCACTCGGCGTAACAAAAGTTCACTTGCCGGCGTCACCGCAAACGACTCTGACTTCACCGCCGGTGAACAACCTAGTGGTACAAATCTGACATTTGGTCCCCTGTGGAAAGGGGGCAAACTCGTGAAAACCCTCGGGTCACGGCGGTATCTTCTGTTTGATTTTATCCACTAGAAGCCGATCGTGCTGCCAAAACCGAAGCCGCGATCGATGCGGCGAAAAGGGCAATTGAGACGGCTGAAGGGGCGCTCGCTAAGGCTGATGACCGTGAGAATAGCGGCACGTCCGGCAGTTTCCTCGAGGGCCACAAAGAGCTGAATTACGCTGATCCCGGATACCAGTCGGACGGAAAGCGTCGCTACCCGATCGACACAGAGCGTCACATTCGCGCGGGCGTTGAATTACATCAACCGGCCCGGCAACGCTCAGCGATACACTGCCGATCAAGTCGGCCGGATCAGAGCGGCCATCATCGCTGCCTGGAAAGAGAGGATCGATATAGAGGGACCGCCCTCGGCCGCGGGTGGCGAAAAGGCATCGTCTGTACCGCTAACCAAGGCGCTTTGTGATGTCGGTCACGTGGCTCAATAATTCACGACCTCGACTGGCTTCAGGACGCACTCGCGGTTGAGGCAGCGATCGAGGGCGATGACTCGCCGCAGCCGCCCCGACTTCAGTCGATCATCAGCGAATTGGGCGGCCTTCTGAATGCGCTGGTGGCCGAAGAAACGGGTGAGCTTCCAGGCTACGCGCAAATCGATGACGAGTGTCTCCCGCAGCGCGCTGCTGAATTGACTGCGATAACCGCTAGCGCGCCCGGAGCCGCGGGCATTGACGCTCTCATAAAGACAGGGAACCCGCACATGCAGAAGCTCGTCGCCGCTCTTCTCGCCAAGGCTAAGCACTCGCAAGGTGACCAAGCGCTCGTGGACATGGCTCTCTGCGCTTGCGACAGATGCCTGAAAATCGCCGGCCTGTCGGTCGAGGAGAAGGCGCACATGGCCAAGGCTTGCGACCATCTTTGCGAGGCCGGCGCCGCTCCGTCGGAGACTTCGAGCCTCCACGCGGCGGGCAACATCGAGCACACGGCGCCGCAGATGGAGCCGGCGCCACCGCTGTTGACCACTGCGCTCAAACCCGGGTCGAACGCCTATGTCAACACCATGCCAACCGGCGCAGCTGGAACAGGGACTCCGCTGACTGCCTCGGGCCGCGGCTCGGTCGTAGAAATCGACAGGATGTTCCAGAAGATGTGGGACGGTTTCGAGCTGTCTCCGACAGTACTCTACGTCAACTCTCAAGAGCTGAAGAACATCACCAGCAAGGTACTGTCGAATGCATCGGGGCCCTTGCTGCGCTATGACTCGCCGACGGACGGGAGCCAAGGCGAGTATAATGTGACAGCATCCGGGGAAGTGCAGTTCTACTATAATCCTTTTGCGATCGATGGCGGCCTTCGGATCCCGATCAAGATCCAACCGGGCGTCCCGCCGGGCACGGTTATCGGCTGGGCCGAGAATCTGCCGATCCAGTACCAGTCGAACGAGGTACCAAACGTCGCCGAGATCAAGACCCGGCAAGATTACTGTCAGATCGACTGGCCGATGGTCACACGCCAGCGCCAAGTCGGTGTCTATTCCGAGGAAGTTCTGGCCGTTTACGCTCCGTTCGCAATGGGTGTCATCTGCAACATTGCCAATGGCTGACCTACACTCGTAACGGCCTCTGATGGGTTGAAAGGGGATGCTCCGTGTCTGATCTGGTCGCATTACGGGCCGTTTTCCCGGTGTGGGATGCCACTGGGCACGGCACGGAGCGGTACCCGCACGACCTCAACGGGGTCGTACGGGTACCACGTGAGGTCGCCGTACCGCTGCTCCACAATGGCGGTTATGTTATCTATGACCCTGGGATCCCCCCGGTTCAGGCCCCGGCGGCAGTCACCGCGAGCGTCTTTACCGACAGCCGATACGCCAGCGCACAGGAATAGGGTTTTACAGGAACGATCAGTGTCAGGGCCAGCCTTCGGCGGATCAGGGACGCGTTTGGTCGGCCGATCGCCGAGAAGACGATCAGCGTGCGGGCCTACGATCGCCGCATAGATCTCCCCGAACGCTCGTTCCTGCGCTCAGCGCTCGAGGACATGGCACCGGTCATCCGTGACGAGGTAAGAGCCGCACTTGCGGAGGCGGTATCACAATGATTGCGTGGGACACAGGTCTCTCGCGGTGGAGAGCGGCCGATGGTCGTGCGTGAGTCGATCTTTGCCGCGCTCTGGACGCTCGGGGCCGGTGCGGCGAGCTTCGCCAGCACGAACCGGCGGCTGCGACATTGGGCCGACGTGGCCCCGGCTGAGCAGCCCGCGCTGTTCATGAGCGAAAAGGGCGGACGCGCTGTGACCAAGGCGCTTGGGGCGCCGATCGCTTGGACGCTTTACGCGGATTTCTACTTATACGTCCATTCCAGCGATCCCTACTTGGCGCCGGCAACGCTTCTGAATCCACTACTGGACGCGCTCGAAGCTGCGCTGGCACCATCGCCTGTGACAGGCATTCAGAACCTCGGATTGCCGGCGATGGTGCAGCACGCCTACATCTCTGGCAAGGTAGAGACCGACGAAGGCGTGCTCGGCGATCAGGCGATCGCGATCGTTCCGGTCGAGATCCTATGCGTCTGACGATGCCTCTTGAGGACACCGCGTGAGAGCAACGAGAAACACACGAAATAGCGGTTTCTCTCACCTCTGTAATGAACCCTACTCGTAGGAGTATCGCGATGGCCGTGGAAGATTCTCAGGTAAGCACGCCTCTTCCAGAGGAGATCGAACAAAGCCCAGTTGCGCCGAGAAGCGGGGCTCTTTCGATCGACCAGCTGATCGAGCGTTGGTGGCAGGACCATTTCCCAGGCTCGGCGATCGCCCGCGATACCCAGGCCTGGAATGTCGCCCATGCCGCCAAGGAAATACTTAAGCGGCTCCTGGTTCAAGCCCAGAACAGAGTTTTGAAAGGGAGTATCTGAGATGCAATTGAGCTTCGGCTCGGGTGCGGTCTGGGGCGAACGCACCGACGTGACCGGGTCCGGGATTGGCCCGCGCCAGTTCGGCGTGCTCCAGGATATCCAGATTGATTTCGATTGGACCGACAAGCCGCTGTACGGCCAGCTTCAGTTCCCAGTGGCGATAGCGCGCGGACAGGGCAAGATCACTGGTAAGGCGAAGTTCGCCCAAATTCTCGGATTGCTGTATTCCGACATCTTTTTTGGCCTTACCCCGGCTACCGGCCAATTTGCGGTATCCCAGCTCGAGGCTGCCAGTATCCCGGCTGTGACGCCTTACACAGTGACTGTCGCCAATGCAACCAATTACAACGACGACCTTGGCGTCGTCTACGCTGCCAGCGGCAAGCGTTTCAATCGAGTGGCGACCCCTTCTGGGGCCGGTCAGTACTCCGTAAACTTTGCCACAGGCATCTATACTTTTTCGTCCGCTGATGCGAGTGCCGCCGTTTTGATCTCGTATACCTACAACCTAGCGACGTCGGGTAGTAAGCTCACGATCACGAACCAGGTGATGGGAACGACGCCGACTTTCAAAGCGACGTTCTATACCAACTACGCCGGCAGCGGGACGGCCTTGCGTCTTTACGCCTGCATGGCCGATAAATTGTCACTGCCAACCAAGATAGACGACTGGATGATTCAGGAGCTCGATTTCTCGGCTTTCGCTGATGCTTCCGGGACGATCGGCTATTTGAGTACGGTGGAGTAATGTTTCCCGGAGTGACGATTGCGATGGGCGGCCAGGATTGGATTGTCCCGCCGCTGACTCTCGGCCAGCTTCGGCGGCTGATGCCCAAGGTGCGGCAGTTAACCGGGATCGGTGCATCAATGGGTGAGACGCAGATCGGCGTGCTTGTCGAAATTGTCGCTGCGGCACTGCAACGCAATTATCCTGAGGCAACGGCGGACATGGTCGACAACCTGCTCGATCTTGGCAATGCCAGTGCCGTGCTGAATGCGGTGCTTACCGGCTCAGGGTTGAAGCTGCGCGATGACCGCCTGGGGGAAGCGTCGGCCCCCGGGGGCAGCCCGGGGGCAGGCTCGAAAACCGCGGGACTACCATCGGAATTGGTCCGGGAGGCGCAGACGGCTGGGGATATATCTACGGGCTTGTCGCCACCGCCTGCGGCTATAGCTATCCGGTAATCGACGAAATGACGCTCTTCGATTTCCAAGAGCTCACGGCATACTGGGTTGAGCATCCACCGGTTCACATCTTGGTCGGGGCGTATCTCGGCGTCGGTAAACATCAGCGCAATCCAGTACGACCTGCCGGTTCCCGTCCGGGCCGCGCGCCGAACTCGGATCTCCCAACGATCCTAGCCGAGCTCGGCCACGGATTTGGGGCGGGCGACGTTCATGCCGGACTGCCCGGGGTGGTGCTCGATTTTTCCGAGCTAAAGCGGCGAGTGAGAAGTAGCGACTGAAGCTCGCAGAGCGCCGCAAGGGATTAGAATTGAGCACACTCATGTGCCCACGTCATTAAGGGGCTGCCATGGCTGACATTGAAACCAGCGTCGTCATCAGCGCCCAAACCGACGACCTCCAATCAGGAATGGAGGCTGCGTCAAATTCCGTTCAGGTGGCCACGGATGCGATGCGGGTCCAGTTCGCGGGGCTGGGGGCCGCCGCTCAGCAGGCAAATTCACAGATCAACACCGCTGCAGCGCAGGTCGGGTCGAGCATCGGCGCGCTCCAGTCGAAGGCTTCGGGCCTCGGGGGACAGATAGGCGATAGCCTAACGCCAAATAGTGGCGATGCGGACAGCCGCAATTCCGGCCAGGGAGTAGCGCGATCGAACGCCACCGCTCCTGCTCGCGGCGGGGCCGGTTCCGACAGCCTGTCAGCATGGCGCGCGGAGCTGCAGGAACAGCTGTTGGCCGAGCAAAGCTTCTTCGGTCAATCAAAGGCCGAAGAACTCGCGTTTTGGCAGGACAAGCTAGCGCTGACTGAAGCCGGATCGAATGCCCGCTTGGCGGGTCGAACGCAACATTTACGAGCTGGAAAAGCAGCTTGCCGTGCAAGCCGAACGCGATCAGCTCGACCAACTCAAGGCCGATCAGAAGGTCGCGGATGCGAAATTCGCTAACTACAAAGCGGCAATCAATGACGAGGCCGCCCTCGGCCAAATTTCGGCTACGGAGCAAGTCCGGCAGGAGCAAGATCTCCTCGACCTCAAATGGTCTTACGACCAGGCCTATTACGAGAAGAAGCTCGACGCGGCGCAGAATGATGTC